GGCTGATAGGCAAGTTAAGATCATGATCGCGTTAGCGAATGAGTCCATTAACTGTGTCTGCATGAAACCGGAAGCGAAACCATTGTAGTTCCACATCCACAACTCTTTGTTAGGAAGGAGGATTGGTGTCTTTTTGATTGAAAAACACATCCATTTCCAGAGTCGCTCAATCCTGATAGGATTTGTGCTTGCATAAGGGTAGTAAGAGGTGGGTTGATAAACTGAGAAATCAAAATATGATCTCCAAATGTCGTGAACGACATCAATTAGTTCGTGAAGTAACCTCTTGTCAAACTGTGACCAGTCTAAGCTCAGAAAGTTGTTTCGGCTGTATTTGCCGTTGATCTCCAAAACCAGTTTCTTCCATCCTCCTCGGATAATCTCTCGTCCCCATAGTAAGAATCCGCATTCTGGGAAGTTTAGATAGTAAGCCTGTAAGTTCCAGATGAACATGTTCTCGATCATGATGAGTAGTTTCGTTGCTCCGAATACTGCTCTTATCTTGTCGGGTTCGTCTGCCTCAACAACATGTGCACGAGCGTAAAGCATGTGCCAGTAGTAAGGTTTAGGTGTACCGTCGTCTTCAAAGAATTTAGCGTCTCCATCCTTGATTTGGTGGACTAAAGTCCGATTGTGTATAAATATCTCGTTGTACAGATTGTGAAATGATGCTCTCGCGTCTGTAATCATGCCAAGTGCTTGTTTGATCCTCAGATATTCCGTCACTTTGATTGAACCTCGTATGATGTAGGTTATTCCTCTAAGTACTCTCTCCATTAGTTTAGGTGCCTGTGATTCTCCGTCAAGATCTCGAAATTGTGGTTGAAATCTATAGTCGGTAAGGGACCATGGTGCGGTTGCACTGGGGGGTAGGTTCCAAGGGTAATACCTTAGATCCGGGAATGCGATCGGGTGAAACGTCCTATTAGGTCGTCCCAATTCTCTGACTCTCTCAACAGCTGTCCAGAAGTGGTGATCCTTCGGGATAGGATGATATGGTTGTTCAAACGACTTGAAATCAGCAATAACTGCGTCATCCGTTGCAAGTGATCGTCGTCCGGCAGAAGCCTTTTCGAGTGATGCTGGGCTAATGAACCGTTTGGCTCTATTGTAAACCCAATCGAAGAAGAACTCTTTCGAATGTTCGAGGTCTGAATCCAAAAAATAGTGGAAATACTGACCTGATAATCGCTTGATATATCGTAAGTTAACCATCGTAAGATAGTGTGTAGTTTGCGTTGTACGCTGGGAATTTGTCCTGTGTAGTTAGATTTTCGTTGAACTGTGATAGTAAATCTCA